TCGACATCGTGCCAGGCGGTCAAACCGGGCACATGGGCGAGTGAGAGGACGAGAGTGAATGACAGCTCGCAGAACGAAGGCCAAGAAGAAGCGGATTCTACCTCCGGTCTCAAGGCGGCCCACCTGTGCCACGACCAAAACGAAGGGTGATCCAAAGACGGGGAAGGTCTCCGAGCTGCGTCAGCGCCTCACTGATGAGGCGGGAAAGAACTGGACGCGCAGCTACGGCGACAGCGAACTGGAGAGTGCAGAGAAGATCCGAGAGGAGTTTTTGAAGCAGGGCGTCGAGCTCCCGACTGACTGGGACGGCGTCCGGCAGTTCTACGCGACCCATCCCGAACTCTCAATGAAGTGTTGCGCAATCCTGGCATACCAAGACTGGCGAAACTACTGGACCAAGGCGAAGGCGGCCAACTGGCCGGCAGATCGCCAGCAGTATGAGGGGATGCTCAAGGAGGAAGTCCTCCAGCAGGTCGCTCGCCGCATGGGCAAGCAGATTGCCGGCGACTTCGAGCGGTATGCGGGAGAGCTCCGGAAGGTCGCGATGTCCATCCTGAAAAGGGCCAGCCGAGACCTGGAGGCATCCGACCCGCAGCCCTACCGATCCGTGGTTTCGAAAAAGGACTCTGACGGCGTGATCACGTCGATGGAGCGCCGCTCCCTGGCACCGCCGCCGTACCAGCAAGTCGCACTACTGGACAAATACGTGGACGTGATCAGCCGCCTGATGGGGATCACCTCGATGCGGTCCGGCACGATGGCCACGGTGGCTGCGGACGCGCCCGTGGTGCCGCCCGGGGAGCAAGGCGCGCCTGAAGGCCCCATCGACCAGGCCCGGCGCGCCTGGGAGGCCCAGAACGCCATGTGGGCCGGTGAGCTTGGGCACGACTACAGGGGACCGACCCTGGGAACGGCGGCGACGCCGAGCGCGGACGACGAGGATGAGGCGGACCCGGAGGGGACGTGAGTCCCGCCGAGGCCGAAGATCGAGCCCGCCTCGAGGCCGTGGCGAACACCGCCCGGGCCTGGAACCTGTTCGGGGACGTACCGGCCGAATCGCCCTCCATGTCGGCCGCTCAGCGCATCATGACGCCGCGGTGGTATCCGCTGATGCCGCACCCGGTCCAGGTCGCCATGATCCTGTCGCTGGCGCGAATCAAGGTTGCGGTCGCTGGCCGTCGATCCGGCAAAACCGAGCGAATGAAGCGCCAGGGCGTCATCGGCGCCACGGGCCGGCAACCGTTTCCCGACATGAGGTATTTCCTGGCGGCTCCCACGCGCGACCAGGCGAAGGACCTATTCTGGGGAGATTTGAAGGCGATGATCGCGCCCTGGATGCACGCGCGCCGGCCGTCGGAGACCGAGCTGTCTGTAGGCCTCTGGAACGGGGCAACGATCCGCGTCGTCGGCATGGATCGACCTGAGCGCATCGAGGGCAAATACATCGACTGGTGGGGCGGTGATGAGATAGGGAAGATGAAGGCAACCGCATGGCCGTACTCGGTGCGTCCTGGTCTGGATACACCTGGCCGCCCGGGCCGTGCCTGGATGATCGGCAAACCAGTGGGCCGCAACCACTGGTGGGAGATCTGGAACTACGCTCTGAGCGAGGAGAGCGGACCAGACTGGGCGGGGTTCCGTTGGACCTCTGAAGAAGTGCAGAGCCCTGAGTCGATCGCAGCAGCGAAGCGCGACATGGGGACTCGCGAGTACGCACAGGAATACCTCGCCCAGTTTCTGACCCAGGAGGGGCGCGTGTACTACGGGTTCGACCGCGAGGTGCACTGCGCGGAACCGCTCCACTACGACCCAGACCTGGACCTGATCCTGTGCTTCGACTTCAATCGTAAGCCCGGAGTCGCGGCCATCGTCCAGGAACAGGTCTACGCTGGGACGCGACTCCACCGCGAGGGGCAGGACGTTGGTCGGGACGCCTGTGTGGCGCCGAACATCACCGCGGTCGTCGATGAGGTGTTCGTCAAAGCCGACTGCACGACCCGGACGGTCTGCGAGGAGATCATCCGGCGATGGGGGCCCGAAGGCCGCAATCACCAGAACCGGGTACTCTGCTACGGCGATTCGACGGGCGGTGCCGCTGGCTCTCAAGCGGTCGCCGGATCGAACTGGCAGATCGTCATGGACACGCTCAAAACGACCTGGGCCGGTCGTGTGTTCCCGCGCTATCCAGCAGCCAACCCGAAGGTCGTGGCGCGGGTCAACGCGACGAACAAGCGCTTTCTGGATGCCATGGGCATCGTTCGCGTGCTGGTGGATGGCGGGGCCTGCCCGAACCTGGTACGCGACCTCGAGGAGGTCACGTGGTTGCCTGGCACGAACGAGATCGACAAGCCAAGTCGCGGCCAGGAAGGGCTACTGACCCACATCAGCGATGCCATCGGGTACTACATCGCCCACCGCTACCCGGCCCAGGGCTCGCAGCGCGCGGTGCGGCTACCGCTGGTCTAAGAGTTTCCTCTTGTGCTGCCCAGCAGAGGCCTGCTAGTCTCCACCCCCGCCTGGCGAGGTTCGCGGACCCCTCTCTGATCGGAGGCGTCGGCGATGGCGGAGGATGTCGCAGTCCACCCCCAGCCCCGTGAGATCGTCAACTGGGGCGGATCCAACGATGTCGCACGGCTCAGCGCCGCGCAGTTTGCAGCCCGACAGCGCTGGGCACACCTCACCGACCTGCTGGGCGGCACCCAGCACATGCGGACGTGCACTCGGCTCAAGGAGTGGCTGCCGCCGCTGAAGGGCGAGAGTCCCGAGGCTTACCGGTGGCGTCAGCGCCGTGCCTTTCTGTACCCGGCATTCCGCGACACCGTGGCGAAGCTCTCAGCGCGGCCGTTTTCGCACCGGCCGGTTGTGCTCGTGAATGGTGAAGCGCTTAATCCCAGCCTCCAGCGCATGGAGGCGAACGTGGACAAGGCCGGTCGCAACCTGACCCAGTTCTGCCGGGCGTGGTTGCGGGACGGGCTCATTCGCGGGATGTCATTGGCGCTGATCGACTTCCCGGCCACCAATGGGGTGTACCATCACGGCGATGAGATGGATCGTGGCATCTGGCCGACGTGGGTGCACATCACCGGCGACCAGATCCTGGGCGTACACTCCGACATCGCCAGCGAAACCGGGCAGGTTTATCTCACGCAGCTACGATACGAGGCGGAGAACGTCGAACCGTACGGTCCATTTGGCGAGCGCACCGTGAAGCGCATTCGCATTTGGAACGCACCCGAGATGGACGGCTACGGCCAGCCGCTGGTGGTTGGCGGCCTTCGCGCGCAGGGAACAATGGAGACGTGGGTGGAGGTCGATCGCCAGTGGAAACTGGAGTCGGGCCCCATCCCCCACAGCTATCCAGGCATCCCGGTGGTGCCATTCTTTACGGCACAGACGGGCTTCTTCGAGGGCGAGCCGTACTTTGAGGACCTGGGGTGGCTCAACATCCGCCACTGGCAGTCCCTCAGCGACCAAAACAACATCCTCGATCATGCCCGCGTGCCGATGCGCTACGAGTTCGGCGTGGACACCAGCATCGAGGACATCGAGGCGACGGCGCCAACCAAGACCGCTGCATCGTCCGTCATCCGAGCGGTCAATCCGGATGCCAAAGCGGGTTTCGTCGAGATCCGGGGCGATGCGATTCCAGCCGGCGAGCGCGACCTGAACCGTCTCGAGGAGCGCATGCAGCAACTGGGCAGCGCGCCGTTGGTCGAGCGCGTAGCCACGGCGACCGAGGCCAGCATCAAATCCGGTGAGACCCTCACGGTCATGCAGTCCTGGATCCGTGACCTCGAGACGGCCTGCCGCGACTGCTACCTGGTTGCTGCGCGCTGGCTCGAGTGGGGCGAGGCGAAGATGCAGGGGAGGCTACCGAAGCCCGACAGACAACTCCTGCCGGAGAAGTTCGCGATCGATATCTTCTCGGACTTCCAGGTTGCTCGCGGCGACGCGTCGCAGGCCGAACTCCTCCTGAAAGCGCGTCTTTCCCAGAACATCACTCAACGCCGGTTCCTGGAGGAACTTCAGGCGCGCGGCATGCTGGCAGACACCATGGACATCGATGCCGAGCTCGCGGAGTTGGCTATGGAGGGGCAGTTCTCTGTACCTCCGGCGGGGCAAAGCGATGAGACTGGAGACGACTCGGATGTGGGCACTGGCGAGTGAACTTGGGGGAGCAGCGTCAGCGATGGTTGCCCTGTGGGCCACCCACAGCTTGGCGATGGCTGGTATCGAGAACTCCATCACCGAGGAGACGACCATTTCCATCGGCCTACTGGTGATCGCCGGGGGCACGCTGATCGTATTCGCCTGGCGCGCTGGCCGTAAGTCCGCATGCATCGAGAACAAGATCGACGCGGTACGCAGTAGCCTGGATCGCGTCGAACATCGACAGCAACTGCACGCGGACAAGCTCGACAGCTTGGCGATCCGGATGACGAATCACGAGGCAACGAGTCACACGGGAACATCGAATCCCGCGGCCTGAACGGAGCCATGCCCAGCCTCCTCGAACAGCGCATGTCCGGTCTCGGGCTGACGGTCAACGAGCAACTCCGTGACCGCGCGCTGCGGCACTCTGTGTTTCTGGCGCGTCTCGAGGTCCACGAGGCCAACAAGGTCGTGGCGTTCATGGACGAGAAAGTCCTGCCCGACCTGTTCGGCCGGCTGACAACCAGGCTGGACCGCATCGTGGCCCGCGGATTCGACACCGGCCCGGTGACCACGAAGCGCCTGCAGAAGCTCACGACAGAGCTCGGGCTGTCGCTCACCGAGGGGATGGGCGATGCACGCAAGGCCTTTGCCCAGGGTCTGCTCGATATCGGCACCTACGAGGCGCAGACCGAGCTGGCGGCCATCGACAAGGCACTGTCTCCCCTCAAGGACATCGCCCCCACAGCCATCGAGACCAGTTTGCCATCGGTGGGCCTGATTCGCGAGGCGATCTATCGGCGCCCGTTCCAGGGCCGACTGCTCAAGGACTGGTTCAACGGACTGGCGAAGGGCCTACAGACGGCAGTCTCCGACCAGGTGAAGATCGGGCTCATCGAGGGGGACAGCCTCGGAGCGATCATGAACCGCGTGCGGGGAACCGGGGCCATCCCGGGCGTCGGTCGCGCGGCCAAGCGCCAGGCACTGGCCATCTGCCGTACAGCGGTCACCCATGTCACCACGCAGGCCCGCGAGGCGGTGTACCTCGAGAACCAGAAGCTGCTCCAGGGCGTGCGATGGGTTTCTACGCTGGACGCCAAGACGAGCGACCTCTGTTTCGTTGGTTCAACGCGCGTGACGAGTCTCGGTGCGCCGCTGCGAGTAACCCGTCGGCTTTACCAGGGAGATCTGGTCGTCATCCGAACAACCGCAGGCGAGGAGCTGAGAACCACGCCACACCACCCGATACTGACGACGCATGGTTGGCGTCCTGCCCAAGATCTGGAGCCAGGCCAGGAGGTCCTCTATTCCATCTCCGGCGATGGGCTCTGCGCTGCTTGTCGCCAGCACGTAGGTGTGCCACCCACTCTCGCCGAGATCGCGGATGCGTCTTTCCAGCCATCCAGAGCAGATGTACTTGTGGAACGTGCCACGCCCGCAGATTTCCACGGCGACGGAGCAGGCACGAATGGCCAGATCAGCGTTGCCACGCTTCACGGCGATCTGGTGTGCGACCTCATGGCCGGCCGCGCGCAGCATCGTGGCGATGTCGTTCTCAGCCGCGTTTACCCACGCTCCTCGTCTTTCGATGGACTTGGCGCGCTTGACGACGAGAGATTCGCTCGGATGGCCGCCGATCAGATGTCCTCGGAAATCAACGCCCGTCTGCTTCAGCACCTGGTAGACGAGGGATTTACTCCTGCCGGTTCGCCGTGCGATGGCGAAGGGCTGCATGCCATTGGTGAACATCTCGACCATGGCAGTTCGTTCGGTCTCTTGGATACGGCGCTCCTCGCCTCTGGCGTAGTGGCGCATGACGCCGAAGCGCTTCAGGTAGCTGGTGACGGTGGTGGTGGTGACTCCGTAATGCCGTGCGAGTTCTGCGGCACTTTCGCCGTCTCGGTAACGCCGCAGGACGTCCTTTCCGTACGTGTCGAGCATGACTTTTCTGGGCATGTGTTCAACCTCGAAAGCAAAGCAGGAGCCTACCTCGCAAATGGATGCGTGGTCAAGAACTGCTGGACCTTGGATGGCCACGTCTACAACGTCGGCGAGGGAATCCGGCCCCCAGCGCACATGAGTTGCCGATCGACGACGGTTGCCGAGGTCAAGTCGCTGTTCGACCTTGGCCTCACCAAGACTCAGTACAAGGCCGTGCCGCGCGGTTACCGGGCGTCGTTCGGCTCTTCGGGGCCGGCACCAGTGCCGCGGGGCATCACTGGCGAGCAGTTCCTGCGTCGGCAGTCGCATGCTTTCCAGGCGGAGGTGCTCGGCAAAGGGCGCGCGGATTTGTTCCGGCGAGGCGTCGTGCCCTTCGACAAGTTCGTCGATGTTCGCGGCCGGCCCACCTCACTCGGCGTGCTGAAGACGCTGGAGAAGCGCATCGAAGGTGCCGCCTGATGACGCGTGTTCGTAGGATTTCCAAACTTTCGGGTTGACCGCGACGTTTTGCCCCGACTACCCTAGCGTGCGTCATCCAGACCTTGTGGTCGCGGATGGCCGGTGCCGCCGAGTGCGCATCGCCACAGTGGGTCGGCCGAGTGCCTCCCCGATTCCTACTGGGTGCTTTGCGGGCGGATCGCCCGGGAAGAGGTCCAACTCATGGTGCTCGCACTGATCGAATCCCTGGCAGCGGTCTCCGAGGAACTCCGGCAGGAGTACGAGGAGGTCACGGAGGGCCCCCACAAGGGCAAGTTCCGACTGAAGGTCGAAAGTGCCGGTGGTCTCGTGCTGGAGGATGTCAGCGGGTTGAAGTCCGCGCTGGCAGCTCAGGCCGAGAAGTCCAGGGAGAAGGCCAAGGAGCTGGCTCAGCTGAAGGAGCGTTACGAGGGCATCGAGGATCCGGACGCGGCTCGCACCGCGCTGGAGAAGGTGGCCAAGGGGACCGCGGGCAAGCCCGATGTGGATGCCGCGGTGTCCAACGCGCTCAAACAGGCTGAGGCCAAGCACGCCGCCGAGATCAAGAAGGCGCAGGAACGCGTCGGACTCTTGAACGGAGAGGTCAGTCGGTTGCTGATCGACGCGCAGGGTGCTGCCGCCATCGCGAAGCATGGCGGGGCCGAAAGCGTCGAACTGCTCTTGCCACATCTGCGGTCCCTCGCTTTCGTCGAGGAGATGCAGGCCGATGACGGCAAGGCGCGGTTCGTCGCGCGAGTCAAACCCGCCGACGGCAGCAAGGGCAATCGCCTCACCATGAAGTCTGGCAGTACCGATCCGATGGGAATCGACGAGCTGGTGGAGAGCGACCTGAAGACACGGTTCCCGTCGGCATTCAGCGGGAGCGGTGCTTCGGGCGGTGGAACGAGCGGCAAGGACCGGCCACCGAACCGCAGCGGCGCCGTCGATACGTCGAAGATGACACCCGCCCAGCGGCTCCAGTTCGCCCGAGAACGGGCGGGCGCGACCGGGAAGTAGCTCGCCGAGATCGCCTCGACTTTCACCGTCCTGAGCATCACCGCTTCTGATCGCCGACGCACTGGAGGCGACACAGATGACGGCACTTACTCTGCTCGAGGCGTCAAAGCTGATGCAGGGGGAAGACATTCGACAGGCGGTAGTGGAAATCTTCGCCCAGTCTCATCCCCTGTTGGCCGTGATGCCCTTCGAGCCCATCTCCGGCAACGCGATCAGTTTCAATCGGGAGGGCACCCTTCCGACCACGGCGTTCCGCGCCGTGAACGCGGCCTACACGGCCAACAGCGGCGTGTTGGAGCCCGTCACCGAGAAGCTGTTCATCGCCGGCGGTGACATCGACGTCGATCGATTCATCGTGAAGACGATGGGCGAGGGACAGCGGACTAACCACGAGAGCATGAAGCTCAAGGCGCTCTCGCACTCGTGGGCGTACAAATTCATCAAGGGCGACAACCAGACCACGGTCACGGAGTTCGACGGGATGCAGGCTCGGTGCCTCGGGGACCAACTCGTCCCCGCGACCAACGCCGGCACTCCGACGAACGGAGGTGATCTCATCTACCTGTCGCAGCTCGACGCGGCGATCGATGCGGTCGTGGGGCCGACGCACCTGCTGATGTCGCGGGCCACCAAGCGGGCGTTCTCCGCGGCTTTCCGCGGAACGACCGTGGCCTCGAACATCCAACAGACCCGCGACGACTTCGGCCGGCCGATCCTGACGTACAACGGGCTGCCCATCATCACGATGGACGACCCGGATCAGCAGACCGCGTCCATCGCGGCCGATGAGGCCGATTACAACGGCACCGTCGCGACATGCACGTCGATCTACGTGGTCGCCCTGGGCGACAACAAGCTGACCGGCATTCAGAACGGGGCTCCCGACGTGGAGGATCTTGGCGAGCTGCAGACGGCTCCGGTCTACCGCACCCGGATGGAGTGGTACGCCGGCATCTGTCAGTGGTCCAAGCGCCCCTTCGCGCGGTACTACTCGATCAAGTCCGGCGCAACGGTCGCGGCCTAAGCCTCTGTGTCTGTAACCCATTCGCCAGACTGAGATCGCAAAGGAGATCTGAATATGGCAACCGTACGAGCAGAGGCCTTCCAGCAGGACTCGACCCTCGTGATGAAGGCGGCGGGACTCATCGCGGCAAGCGCTGCGGTCGCGACCGTCATTGACCTGGGTGATCACCCCATCAAGGGCATGATCATCATCGACGTGAGCGCGTTGGAGATCGCTTCCAACGACGAGATCTACGACATCGTGGTGCAGGGCACCAACACCGCGGCCTTCGCCACGGACACCGACATCTACGATCTCGCGTCCATCACCCTGGCGGCAGCCGAGGTGCAGCGCTCGGACTCCAACGCCGATTCCGCCGTGGGGCGGAAGTTCCTGCCGTTCGTCAACTGGATCGACGACACCGTATTCCGCTACGTGCGGCTCTACACGGTGGTCGCCGGCACGGTCGCGACCGGCATCAACTACTCGGCCTTCATGACGAAGGTCGAGATGCCCGGATAGGGCGTCCTGTCCTCTACCACAGGAGCGTGACCAATGAACGTGAAGCCAGTAGCAGACCCTGTGACCGGGCGTATCCCCGTGTTCCTGTTCGCAGCGAACCGATGGGAACTGCGCGCCTCGATCGATGCTCGCGAGATCGTCCGCCGTGGGTGTGGCTCGCTGACCGGCCCCCCGGAGGAGAACGCGGTCCAGCCCGCTCCGGCTTCGGAGACCAAGACGGAAAGCGGCGGCACCCCCCAGGACATCCCGGATGTCAGCGAGCCTTCTGGGGCGCCCGATGAGGGTGCCGCACGCCTCTCTATGAGCACGGAGAAGCCGCGCCGCTCCGCGAAGTGACGCACTGCTCCGAGCGTGAATGTCCGGCCGGTCGGGCCGGTGTGAAAGCGACCGCGACCTCGCCAGGCACGATGGCAGACAGACCGCCCGACCGACCATGATCTGACACGAAACCCCTTGGCGAGAGGGAGCATGACGACGATGGCCAGCCGCAGAATGAAGGACGGACGCGAGATCGTGGAGATGATCGGACCCTGCGGACGCAAGTGCGTCACCGAGGACGAGGTCAAGTTCTACGAGGAGAAGGGGTACCGGGAGGCGGACTCCCGCACCGTGGCGCAGGCCGGCAAGGCCAGCCCGGACAAGGCACTCAAGTTCCCCGGAGTGAGTCCGGCGGACGCGACGAAGAACGCAGCGAAGTAACCACCACCCACTGGCTCCGAGAGCCACTGGAGGCGATCCGTGGCCGCGAGTTTCACGGTGTACTGCCTGACGAATTTCAAGAACGGGAAGAGATACGTTGGTCAAACGCAGGACCTCGTAGAGAGGTTTCGTAACCACCGTAACAACAGACACTGTCGCGTTCTTTTCAGCGCGATTCGGAAATACGGCAGCGATGCCTTCCGGAGAGATGTTCTGGCGGTTGCGCCATCGAGGTCGCGTGCCAGCGAGATAGAACGCGCAGCCATTCGCGATCTAAACACCGTTGCACCTCACGGATACAATCTACGCGAAGGCGGCTACCAAGGTGGTCGGTGGACGGAAGAGAGCCGCAAGCGCATGAGCGAGATTGCGAAGAGACGCGGCGTCTCCAAAGCCTGTCGTGACGCACAGCGCAAAGCCGCAACCGGGAGACAAGAGCCACCACAGGTAACGGAAAAACGCGCAGCGAAGATGCGCGGACGCAAGCGGCCTGAGCATGGCGCGCTGATGCGGGCGTATTTCGCGGACCCCGAAAACAACGAGCGTCTTAGAGAGGGAATGACGCTCAAGTACAGCCCCCGCAGAGCGGAAGGCCCAAAGCGATCGTATGAAGCGCTGGTGGGCGGAAAGGAAGCGCCATCTCTGCATCATTCACAGTTGAGGACGGAACGGGTCTGACGACAGCCAACAGCTACGTGTCCGTGGCCGACGCGACCACGTACCACGAAAACCATGGCGACCCGACGGTCTGGGTGAATGCGGTACAGGCGGACCACGAGGATGCGATCCGCCAGGCGACGCAGTACGTGGATGCAAAGTACGGCCTGCGATGGAAGGGGGTCCGATCCGAGGCCGATCAGGCGCTCGACTGGCCTCGAGACAGCGCCTACGACCGTGACGGATACCCCTACGACGACGATGGCGCCGGCCTGATTCCGCAGCCGCTCGTGGACGCGGTGTGCGTCCTGGCCCTCAAGGTGCTCGAGGGCGACGATCTCTTCGAGGACTCCAACCCTGGCGGAGAAGGATCCGAGGGCGTGCTCAGCGAGCGCGTGAAGGTGGGATCGATCGAGGAAGAGATCGAGTACATGGGATCCAAGCCGACCCAGAAGCGCTACATCCTGGCGGAGCGGCTGTTGTCCGACCTCACCGACTCGAAGGGGGAGGCGCTCCGCGGATGACAGCTCTGGCGGACAAGCTGCGTGCCACGACCAAGCGCCTCATCGAGAGGCTCGGGGTGTCGGTCACGTACTATTTGCCGCCTGAGTATGACGCGACCGAGGGGGACGTGTCAGACGATGAGACCACCAAGAGGGTCAAGATCAGCCCTCCGGAGCGCTGGCTCAAGTACCCCCTCAGCGACACCAGCGCCGAGGACCTGGAGGATCTGCGGGTGACGCTGCCTCACTACGGCCAGTGGGTCGCGGGATCCCTCCGGCCGCTGACGTTCGCTCCGGCGAAGGGGCATGCGTTGATTTGGCACGACGAGCGGTACACCGTGGTTGACGTGGGAGTGATCGCGGCGGATGAGACGCCGGTCGCCTACGAGCTGCGGCTGCGCCGGGGAGGGGGTGTCTGATGCCGATCAGCGACTGGGAACTGCGCGGGGTGAACGAGGCTTGCGCCGTGATCGAGAAGTTCGCGAAGGAACTGGTGCCACGCGAGATGAAGATCTTTGGTGACGGGGTGGCGCTCCGCCTCGGCAAGATGGTGATCCAAGCAACCCCTGTCCGTGGATCCAACGAGCGCATGAGCCGTAGGCCCAAGGGTAAGCGCGGCGCGCTCCAGGAAGGCGGTCGCGCCCGTGGTGGATGGCAGGGCCAGGTCGGCCGTGAGGGTGGCAACGAAGATCCTGGCGAAAGCGTGAAGGACCGAACTGGCGACTCTACCCATGCCAGGGGGGCGCGAGCACTTATCACTCGTCAGTACTTCGAGCCGTTTGTCTGGTACAACAACGTGCCGTACATCCTGATCCTGGAAGGGGGACGGGTCGAGAGCACCAAACCGAAGCGCGGCTCACTTCAGGCGCCTCAAGGCATGGTTGCAATGTCGGTGGTAGCGCTCTCCGGCGAAGTGGCATCCGAGTTTCTCCACCGAGAGTTCGTGGCGAGTACGTAACGATGGGCTGGCAGACGCTAGAGCGAGAGATCATCGACTACCTGCATGCGCAGCTCACGCAGGGCGGGGACGGGGGAACCCCCATCGTCACACTCGACCCGAACGGCCGCTACCTCGACGAAAACCTAGAGGAGACGACCCAGCCGCAGAGCGGAACATGGATCGCCTACTACATTCGCCACGTCAGCGCCAAGCAGGTCTCAACGCCGTGCCCGACCATTCGGGAGCGACGCAGTGGAATCCTGATGGTGCTCTGCCACATCGGCGCCGACAAGGGCGAGAAACGATTGTTGACGCTCGCTGACCGCGTCGCGGACGCTTTCCGCGGAAAGAAGCTCTCGACGACAGAGCTGGTCCGATTCCGGACTCCGCAGTTGGGCGACCGCCGGCGCGAAGGCGCGTGGTGGCGGCTCAACGTGAATTGCGAGTTCTACTCGGATGCTTTTGTGACGGTCTAGCGGAGGAGAACCCAATGACCACGCAGGACACTGTTGCGACCGCAGAACGGATCCGGATCGGCTACGACGAGGATACCGCCTTCGGGACGCTGGACACCACCCCCACGCTGCAGCTCATCGACGCGGTGTCGGAGGGCCTGAAGCAGCAGAGCAGCTACCAGAAAAGCCGGACGCTGGCGGACGACCGCATGGTACGCGGCCTGATCCGCAGCGACCTCCAGGCTGGTGGCCCGACGGCTCACGAGTTCCGCTACGGAGCGTTCGACACATGGCTGTTGGGCGCGTTCATGGCGGCATCCTGGGCCACGAAGGTGCAGAAAATCTGCACCGACGCCGTACTGACCGCCGCGGTTGCCGGTGTCGTGACGATCGCGAGCACCGCGCAGGATCTGTCGGTGTTCAGCGTCGGCCAGTGGGTCAAGCTGACTCTGTGTACCACGGCAGCCAACAACGCGTTCGGCAAGGTCATCGCGGCATCCACGAACCTGCTGACGCTGCGGCTGGCGAACGCGACGCAGGACTTCAGCGGGACGCTGACAACGCAGAACTGCACCATCACCCAGGGCGAGCAGATCACCAACGCGACCACGTTCCGGTCGTTCTCGATGGAGCTGCAGTACACGGACCTGTCCAACGAGTTCCGCCAGATCATCAGTGCCGCCGCCTCGAGGCTCACGTTCGGCATCGAGACCGAGGCCATTCCGAACATCGGGTTCGAGTGGCTGGCGAAGAACGAGGACAGCGCGACGGCGACCTTCGGCGATGGTAGCCCCACGGCCGCATCGACGAACGAGATCATGAACTCCATCGACCACGTCAAGGCGGTGCTGGAAGGGCAGACGGATGATCTGACAGTCACCGACGCGACTCAGTGGGCGATGAATCTCAACAACAACTTGCGAGCGCGGAAGCGCCTCGGGGTGTTGGGGGCCACATCACTCGGCATGGGTGTGATGGGCACCGACGGCACATTCAGGCAGCACTACACGTCGAAGGCGATCATGGACAAGAAGATCGACGACGTGGTGACTGGTCTGGCGATCATCCTCAACGATGGTGGCCAGGATGCGTGGGGCAACTGCTACGTCATCGAACAGCCGTCCATCAAGTTCACCGACGGTGCGCGCGTCGCCGGAGGTCAGGACACCGACATCATGGCGGACATGTCCTACGAGTCGTTCAAGGACCCGACCGAGTTGATCGTGGTCCGGATGCAGCGCTTCGTCACTGCCGACACCTAACAGGACGGCGGGCGGGCTCGCTGAGCGCTGGCTGATGTTGCGAGTAGGGCTCCCTGGCGAGGGGGGCTCGGAAAGTGAGCGACAGGATCATGGCGAGAATGGACAAGCTCCGGACGGACCGAAAGCGCCGGAGCGAAGGTGTCTGGCAGCGGTACTACACCGCCGAGGAAGAGGGCGAGAAGCACATCGACGTGAAGCTCGCCTCCATGCGCGATCCGGAGTTTCGGGCGCACTGCAACCGCCTCTATAGGCCCCACAGCCGGCGGCTCATCATCGTCGGGTCGGATGCTGGCAGCGAGATCAGCGACCGTGAATGGCAGCGGATCTGCAGGCCGGCAGTGGCCAAGCACATCGTCAAGGACTGGCGTGGCGCCGAGGAGATGGGTGACGACGGCAACATCGTCTCCGTCCCGTGCACGTACGCCAACATCATGCGCTTCCTGGAGGACGAGGATCTGCCCTTCGAGGAGTGGGTGTGGCGCGTGTCGGGCAACGACTACGCCTACCGGGCCGACCTGGTCGAGCAGGCCAAGGGGGAATGCGCCGCGCCCTCCGATGGTGGCTCGAGCACGGACGGCGCGAACAAATAGAGCTTTACGAGAGGCAGCGACAACGTGGAAAGGCCACTCCCCTGGACACGATGCCGCTGCCTCCCGAGGGGCTCGAATGGATCGAGCGTGCGTGGCACGAACTCAGTGGCAGCCGGCACAGTCCAGAACTCGGGATTCCGATTTCCGAGATCGTCCTGTGGCTCGATGAGAATGGCATCATCGACCCTGAGGACCGCCGCATTGTGCGGCAGATCATCGAGGCGATGGACGCGGAGTTCCGCAACTGGGCGGACACCGAGACCAAGCTGAGGGACGAGGAGCGCAAGCGCAACGCGAAGCGTCAGAGTCAGCGGAGGCAATAGCTAATGGCACTCCTGAACGCGGTGATGAATCCGACGAATTTCCTGTCGGGCGCACAGCGCGTTCAGGCTGCCGCCGCGCAGATGGCGGGGAGTCTCCGCGGCGCGGGCACGGCGATGAACACGGCGGGAACTGCCACCGCCAGGCTGCGATCTACAATCACGCAACTGGCCGGTGGATTCACCGCGCTCATGGCGATCCGCTCGACGGTCAAGGTGATCGCGGAGTTTGAGCGCAGCATGGTGAGCGTGCGTGGTGTGATGAACGCCAACGCCGAGCAGTTCGCGAGGCTCACCAAGGCGGCCCGGGAGATGGGTGCGGTCACGCAGTTCAGTGCCAGCCAGGCGGCCGACGCGCTGTTGTTCTTCGGCCGGGCCGGGTTCTCCGTCGATGAAGCGATCAAGGCGGTCCAGCCGGCGATGAACCTGGCGGCGACGCAGCTACTCGATCTGGGGCGGGTCGCCGATTTCACGTCCAACATCATGCGGCAGTTCGGTCTCCAGGCCGAGGAGATGACTCGCATCGTGGACGTGATGACGAACGCGGCCAACAACTCGAATACGTCCGTGGAGCAACTGGCCGAGGCCATGGTCTACGTGGGACCAACGGCCAAGATGATGAGTCGGTCTCTCGAGGAGACGGCTGCAGCGATCGGCGTGCTGGGCGATGCCGGCATCCAGGCGTCCATGGCCGGCACGAACCTCCGGGGCGTGCTGCTGCATCTGGCGTCCCCGACCGAGGAAGCCGTGACGGCCATGAAGGCCATGGGCACGTCGATCAATTTGCTGTCGCCAGCGACGCACGACCTGGCGACCGTGGCGGACCGACTGGGCGAGGCTCTTGCAGGCGTAGAGGATGCCACGCTGCGGGTGAGCTACGCGAATCAGATCTTCGGTCTGCGCAACATCAGCGCGGCGGGCGTGCTGGCCGAGTCTGGCGACCGCATGCGCGAGCTGCAGAAGATCATGGAGGAGATGAGCGGGGTCACGCAGCGGCTCGCTGATGAGCGCATGGAGACCTTGGCGGGCAAGGCGCTGCTGGTCAAGAGCGCTTTCCAGGAGCTGCAAATCCAGACCGGTGAGCGCGGCCTCTTGGGCGCGCTGAAAGCGGTTCTGGACGTGATGGCCGAGGTGTTCCAGCACATCGGCGGACTCAAGAGCGAGATATCGACTGCCGCGCGAGTCATCGAGGACCTGGGGCTCGCGGTGGGGGCTATACTGGCGATCAAACTGGCTGGATGGCTGACAGGCGCGACGGCTGCGTTTGCCGCTTTTGCTGCCGGCACTGCGGCCAGCCCATTCGGCCTGATCGCTGCGTCCGCGGCTGCCCTTGTGGTTGTGCTGGCGGAACTCAAGCGTGACATCGACGAGCTCGACTGGAAGACCCGCAGCATGCCCAAAGCCACCAATCCACCGGCGGAGCAGGTGGCCGACCTGGGGCTCGGATTGTTGGGACGTGAGCCAGGCCAGTCGTACCAGAACATCCGCAACCAGTTCTATAACCTCAGCGACGATCTCAAGGCCGAGATCCTGAACTTGGAGCAGTTCGTTGCTGACGTTCGGTGGACCGATGACATCGTCAGCGAAAAGGGCGCGCAAGAGGTCGTCTATCGGTTCATCAGGCTGTTCAACGACCTCGAGAGGGATGGTGGACAGGCCGCTCACTTGGCAGCGATCAAGATTCAGGAGCACTTCCTGGATGTCCTACCCGGTCAGTTTGCCGAGCAGGCCTATCGGGATCGTCTCTTCCGGCGATTCGAGGATGAACGAATCAAGGGCCTCGAAAAGCCACTGCTAGATCCGGAACTGATCAAGCAGGAAGAGGTGCGCCAAGAAGCCCTGTCGAGCATGACGAAGATGCGCGAGGCCCTCGAGGAAGAGGTCAAGTATGCCGGCTATAGCGCCGACGAGCGCGAGCGGCTGACGAAGATCTCGCAGTTCCAGGCGCTGGCGGAGAAGGCGTACGCGAAGTCCGCCGACGAGAGCACACGGGTCGTTGGCGAGTACACCGCCCGGATGCGGGACCTGGCCGAAGCACTGAATGCGGCGGACCCCACAGAAGCGTTGCGCAGCATGAAGGAAATGGAGCTCGTGCTGCGTAGCCAGATCGACCTGGTGGGGGCGTCTGCCGACGAACGACGGCAACACACGCTGATCACACAGTTCCAGACCTTGGCAGAGGATGCCTACGCGGACTCGGTGGAGAAGGGGAGGGATCGTGTCGAGGCGTTCCGAGCTGCGCTCAACGAACTGAGTGGCGCCGAGCGGGATCATGCAGCGGCCATCGACGCGACCACGGAGGCGCGCAGCGCCGCCATGCAGAAGCTGCAGGAGGAGATCCAGCTCAAGCAGCAGCAGGCATCCACCCTGGCAGGGCCGCTGGCGGCCATCCCGGGTCAGATCATCATGGGCGATGACATGGCCAACATCGGGGAGACGATCCAGCGCTCCATCGTGGATGCGTTCGTGACGATGCCACTTCAGAAGTCCCTCCAGGAGACGATCTTCGGCTTTTTGGGCGGCAAGGACGCTGAGACCCAGCTCATGCAGGTGCAGGCTGGCACCGTGATCGTCAATGGATCGACGCTGGGGAGTGCTACCTCACAGGCCTTCGGTGCTGGCCCGAACGCTTCGGATGCCGCGCTGCGCTCCATCGCGAGCGGAGTCACGGCCAACGCGGCAACAGCAGCGACGACTCCTCCACCCACCCAGGAAGCCACGACCAGCAACAGCCCCGGCTTCTTCGGTTGGCTTGGCGGCCTGTTCTCCTCGGGCAGCACGAATACGGGGACGAGCACCGGCAGCAGTGGCGGGATCTTCAGTGGCATCCTGGGAGGTATCGCGGCAGCGGCAGGCGCTGCGATCGTGGGGGGGCTGTTCAACAACTTGTTCGGGGGCTCCAGCAACAACCAGTTGCCTGGGCCTGCGGCCAATCAGCCCGGAGGCACGGCCGCGGGCGGGGGCCTCACGCATACCGACCAGATGATCGTGCGGGCCCAGACCGTGTTTCTGATCGCGGAGCAGATGATCG